TTCCGCCGAACCATTTTTGGGCTTCCCAGACGTCATAGACGAAACCCTGGGGCACGAAGTCACCGCCGCCTGAGCCGGTGGCGATACCCATGTCGCGGGATTCCTTGCCACGGTTGGCGGCCAGGAAATGACGTTCCTCGGCATCCATGTCGGCGCGGCCATGCTGCCAATAGCTGACCAGCGCGCGGCGCCGTTGTTCCTCGGGCTTGAGGGATTTGAAGTCGCGGGCGAATAGCGGGCGCCAGGTGGCTTCGCCGCGTCCCATCTCGCGAGCTTCTTCTTTCTCGTCCTTGGTGATGCCGGCTTCGGGCGGGCGCTTGGTGGAGCGCAGATCGGCATCCGCCTCGGCGAGGCGGGCGGCGCGGTTCTCGTCGCCTTCCATCTCGTCAATTTTTGTTTTCAGGACATCCGCCTCGTCCAGGAATTTGTCGGCCTTCACGCGGACTTCCGCGCTCATGGTCGAGCCGTCCTTGGGGATGAGGGCTTGGGCGTTGGCCACCAGCGCGGCGCGTTCTTCGCGGAGCTGGCGGGCCTTGATCAATTCAGCCATAGCAAACTTCTCCTTTGTTTCTGAATTTGTGTGGGGTGTGGTGGCGCGCCAGGCGCGGCGGTCCCCGCCGTCCCGCGTGCTGCCCTCGCGGCCGCTTTCCGCTATCACGCGGAGCCGCATCCGGCGGCGGCGTTCGAGGGGTAAAAATCAAAAGCAGAAAAAACTAGAGGGTGGCCTGCGCCATGCGCAGACGAATGTGGCGGCGTTCATCGCCCGCCTTAAGGGCGCGTTCGCCGTCCTGCATGGGGCAATCTTCGCAATTGTCGTCGTCGCAGCATTCGAGGGAGCAATTGCCGCAATCATCCGACTGGCACGAGCCGCACGCGCAGCCGCAATCATCATCGGTGGCGCGTTTTTCACCGACGAGGAAGGCGCGCACTCCATCTGGAAAATCTTCCGGAGTACCGTCGGGAAAGAGCATGCGGGCGCTCACCGCGGTTTGCGGATAAGCCGGGTAAGTGACGGGGCCCACGTCGCCAACCTCGAGATCCAATAACTCGCGCAACGCGATGGGCTGGCCGGCAGAATCTTTCCCATCGCTCCATCGCTGGCCGGCGCGGCGATCGCGCACGTTGAAGGTAAAGCTGCAACCGGTAATGTCCCGGCGCTCGATGGATTCCAGCAGGTCTTTCGCGGCGGTCGTTCCGGGAAGATCGCAATCGTAGTGCATCCCACGGCTATCCGTAGCGATGCGCAATGTGCCTGCGCTGGTACGGCCGAGGATGAGACCGGGATCGTGATTAAAAAGACAGCGGACATCCTCGCCGCCTTCGACTACTTTTTTGAACGCGCTCGATCTGACGATTTCCTCGAAGCCGCCCAGATTGAGCGAACGTTGGTCGAATACCGCGGCATAGCCTTCAATGCCGGGTTTGTCTTTCTTGGCGCGAAGTTCACCATTGGTGATGAAGCGGACTTCTCGTTTCATGGTTAGGCCTCCACTTCCCCTGCGGGAAGCTGTTTTTTAGCGCGGGCAATTCCCACCGTGCTGTAAATTTCAATGCCGATGGCGCGGACCGCGCGGTTGAGCTCGCGCTCCGCGATCGTGCCGATGCTGCCTCCGCCATATTTCACAATGTCTTCCGGCGATTTCCACTGGCTGGAGCGGTTACGAATGCCTTCGATGTAGTCGGTGAGGAACCGCGAATCCTGCGAGTTGTATTCCTCGTCACTGCCGAAAGTATCGGCGGCCATGATCCAGAGCTGCTCGGCAATCGTCCCAAGGACCGGCAAAAAGGCTCGCCTGAATGCGGCTGGATCGGCATCGGCGCGGGTGGAAATGCGGCCAAAGGCATCGTTAAAGAGGCGTGAATAAGCTCGAACGAAGCGCTTTCCGACCTTATCGGGTTCGGTGTTTTTATCGGGCTGTTTGCCGCCCTGGTTGCCATCCGCTGGGCCTGGGCCTTGCGCGGGCTCCGCATATGCGCGGGCCATATCCTGCATGTTGATGGGCATCCAGTAACCGTCGGCGCTGGGATCGTCCACCGGATTGAGGTGCTCCATCTCATGGATATCATTGGTACAAAGCCAGCCCCATTGTTTGCCTGCGTTATAAAACCCCTGGCGGCTGGCGGCATCCGGCATGGTAAGCGGACGCGTATCGAACATTACGAAGAATTTTCCGGCGCTGCGGCCGTTCTTGGAAAAGAGTTTGCGTTTAGCTTCCTGCTGCCAGCAGACGATCCACGGTTTCAGACAAAAATTCAGAAATTCCAGCGCCACCTGCTCGGTGTTAGCGCGATTCTGTTTTTCGGTGACACCAATCATGTGCGGCGGAACGCCGAAGATAGCGCAGATCTCGTCGCGCTGGTAGGCGCGAGACCCCAGAAATTGGGCCTCTTCCGGCTTCATGCTGGTGGGCTCGAACTTCAGCCCCTCTTCGAGCACCATGGGCCGGTGAACGTTCTCGCCGCCATAGGCCTCGGCCAGTGATTGCTTGAGGTTCTCGCGAGCCTTGTCTTTCAGCGCCGCGGGATGCGAAAAAATTCCGGACATTCGGATCCCGTTGGCAAAGAGCTTGCCCCCGAATTTCTCCATGGCCAGGGCCATGCCGAAGACGGCGCGGGTCACGGTCACCGTCGCTTGTCCCAGGCGGCCATCGAGCGAGAGGCCCGGCATGTGCAGCATGTCCTCGATGAGGATGGTGCGCTCGGGAACTTCGCCATCGTGATTTTCGAAAGTGGGAGTCTGTTCTTCTATTCCCTCGGTAGTGCGATAGACCAGCGAGCCCCTTTCGAGGCGCTCGCCATTGATGGTCATCGCCTGGGTAATCCGGTGCGGCCGGCAGCGATTAGGATTGCGCGGCCAGACGTTCACAACGCGGTTGCCGTTGTCGCGCTGGATCTCGCCATAGCCATTGCCCCACAAGAGCGCGTGAGCCTGCAGCGTCTTCCGGAAAGTGAAGCTGGTCATTTCCGGATTGGGCTCGTCGTGCAGCAGATCGAAGAGATCATGCTCGAAGGCCATGCGCTTGCCGCGGCGATTGTCCTTAGCCTGGATGTGCTCGTAAACATTCAGGTCCAGAGCGCCGATCGTCGAGCCGATCAGATTCACGCAGGCAAAGCAGGTGCTGACCTGCAGCGCGGTAAGCTCGCTGACGCGGACGCCGCTGTCGGTGCGACCGCCGTTGAAAATATCCATCAGCCATTCGGCGGGGAAGCTGAGGGGCGTCTGCGGATTTTCGAGCGACGAACGGCGCTCGGTTTCTCGCTGGGCGGAAATCGAGGCGCGCGCGGATTGCAGCACGAGGCCCAGGGCCTCAGAAGGACGGTTGAAATCGCTCACAGGGTGATCACTCCGCGCGTTTCATAAACGGACGTAACGTTGAGTTCGGGATTGGCGATAGCGCGGCCCAGGGACATTAGGGTGGCGACAATGCCGTCAATCTTTTCGGAGGACTTGGATTTGTCAGGTTTCATGTTTCCAGCGGGATCCTGAGTGGCGACCAGGTTCGAGGCCATCCAGCGCATGATCGGATTGCCAAGGTGGGCCAGCTTGCGGCCGTAAATCAGAGCGATAAATTCGCGCATGGGTCCGGCGAAGGATGCAAAGCCCTGCCGGAATTCCACGCACGGAGCGCCTTCGTTGATCAGCTCCGCAATGATCTGCGTGGCATTCCACGCATCGAAGGCCAGCTCTCGGATTTCGAAGAGGCAGCGATCGCGAATAATCTTTTCGCGGATGGCGGCATAGTCAATGACGTTGCCGTCGGTGGCGCGCAGCCACCCTTCGCGGATCCAGACGTCATAGGGAACGTGGTCCCTGCTGACGCGGTCGGCGACACGTTCGGCGGGGATCCAGAATTCGGGCAGGATGATCCACTGCGGATCGGCGTCACTGGGCGGAAATAGTTTGACGAACGAGGCGATGTCCCACTTGCTGGCCAGGTCCAGGCCGCCGAAGCAGGTGCGTCCAACCAGGCGCTCCTCGATTTCGGAGCGAAGCTGGCGAGCGTGCGGCGCGCTCTTAACCTCGGGGTAAACCGGGAAGCCGGCGCACAGGTCCCACTTGTCCATGGGGATGATGCGGGTTTCCTGCTGGGTCCAAACGCAAAGATGAAGCCGGAGAAATGTATTGAGGGCGGAGGGCTGCTCGGCAGCGCGGAGGGCCTTTCGGCGCAGATCCGCGGGATTGACGCTGATGCCGAAATTAGGGTTGGCTTTTTCCCAAACGGCCTCTTCCTGCCAATCGTCGCCTTCATCAATTCCGGCGATGAATGCGAAATAGCTGTCGTCCTCGATGATTTGCTCAAGGAGCTTGGTGGAATATTCGTGCTCTTTCCAGCAAACGGTCTCACGGTCGAAACCGGAGTTTGTGATTGCCAGGCAGAGCGGCTGCCGGCGGGCGGTAGTCCCGGCATTAAGAAGCTCCCAAATTGCGGGTGAATCGTGCTCGTGCAGTTCGTCGGCCATCGCGCCGCTGACACTGGGACCGCTGGTCCCTTTCGGGCGGCTGCAAATCGGCTCCATCTTGCTGCGTGTGGCCGGAATGCAGAGATTGTTGGCCAGCTTTTGGATCCGCCGGCAGAGAGCGGGCGATCGGTCACGCATCGCGACGGCTTCATCGAAAATGATGCGAGCTTGAACTTTTTTCGCTGCTGCGCAGTAGACTTCGGCACCGGCCTCGCCATCGGCGGAGAGAAGATAGAGTCCGATGCCGGCGAGCAAGGTGGACTTGCCGTTTTTCTTCGGCAGCTCGATGTAGGCGACGCGGAAGCGGCGGGTGCCATCGGCGAGCTTCCATCCAAAGAGGGACCATACGATGAATTGCTGCCAGGGTTCGAGGACGAAGGGCTGATCGGCCCACTTGCCCTTGGAGTGGCGGAGAAGACGGAAAAAGTCGAGAGGCCGTTGCGCGGCGACCACGTCGAAATGAAGGCCGCGGCCAGAACCATCAGTGAGATCGCGAAGATGGCGCTGGCAGGCGAGACGTATCCACTTGCACGCCGGTACACGGCCGCTGACGACGTCGCGGGCATATTGCTCGGCTGGATGGAGCGGCGCAGATTTTGTTTCGAGGACATTAGTTGACTGACTTGCTGGGCGCGGTTTTCGCGGTGGTTTGCGTAGCGTCGGCTTGGGAGAAGAACTTTTCCTCGAGCGATTCTTCGTCGGATTTCTTGTTTGCATGGACACGTGAACGGGACGCCGGCGTAAGGCCGAACTCGATGAGGAAGGACTTCATCAGCTTCTGCGCGTCGTTGGAAATGGTAACGGCGGGATTGCGCTTGTACTTGTAGCCGGTGATTATGCGGGTTTCGCCTTCACCGATGGTGATCGCTTCTTCGAGGACCAGGCCGAGGCGCACGATTTCCTCTTCGGCTTCCATCCACCGCGAAAAATTGTGACAGTAGGCGGCCAGCGCTTTGCCGTCGGTGACCGAGAGCACGCCCAGGGTGAGTAGCTCGGGAACGATTGCGCGCCATTCCGCTTGCGCGGCAGCCGAAAGACCCGCTGGCATAATCGGTTCGCCAGGTGCGGGCGCGGGCGCGGCGACATTGATTGGACGTTTGCCGGGATTGCCCTGCAGCTTGCGTAGCGCGGTCGGTTTCGGGGTCCGGCCGCAGCCGCTACCGCCCAACGTGAGCCCCCAAAATAGAAATATTTAATTCGCGGGTGTGCGTATTCGACCGCGCCGCGGTCTCCGCGCGGCGGGTTCTCGAAGAAAAAGACCCCCCTACCCCCCCACCCTCAGCGCGCGCGCTTTCGTCGGGCAAAGTTAGAGTCCTTCGTGGCTGTCTTCCAGCTATGACATTCATGGCAAGCACCTTGCAGGTTCTCTAGTGAGTCGTCGCCGCGAGGCTTAGGCACGATGTGATCAGCATCCGTACTCGCCGCCGGCAGTTCGTGTCCTACGCCGCGGCCGCACATGATCTGAATGCGGCACAGCGGATCGCGCGCCAGCACAATCAATCGCAGCTTCCGCCACTGACGGCCGTATCCGCGCGCATGAGCCGAGCCGCGCTGATCATCGAAGCTCTTTCTGCTCTGCCCTCGCGCGACTCCATTCCTCGTGTGCGCCACGCAATAGCGTTCCTCGCACAACGCGCCGCAGCCAGGCTGCTGGCAAACCTTCTTCGCCGCGTATGGCATCGCTCAGTAATTCCGAATCAGGGAGTTCACTGGCCGACGTTTTCCCCGGACTGTGACTCGCAGTAGATCGCGATATCCGGATCGTTCGAACGGTCCGCAGTCAGCGTTACGCCCGCGTCGCAATACCAAAATCCGCCATCCTGGGACGCGACATAATCGCCGTTCTCCGGTGGTAGCGACGAATAGTAAGCCGGCTGCACCCGCGTCATTGACGGCAGATCCGCCACCTTCATTTCCGTGCCGGATTGCGGGAACAGCAGCGCTGCCGCTGCCATCACGATCAGTAGTCTCATCGGCTCTTTACGAATTCATGAATCTGTGAATTTCGAGGTTTACCAGTGTTCGAGGAACTTCGTGCGGTTAATGTTGGTGGCGCGTTCCATGATGATGTCCGCGATCTTGATGTGGCGTTCCGACAAGCCAAGCGTGCGGCAAAACTGCTCGGTTGCGATCCGTATCCGAAGCACGAAATTCTCGATGTTCAACATCGCTTGCTTTTTTCAGTCGCGCAAGGTCGCTAGGAAGAGATCCAGCGCCAGGCATATCGCGAGCGGAACGAACAAAATAACCCGTGCCAGCCATGGCAATCGCTGGCTGCCCCACACCAATCTAGACATCCAACCAGATTGCGTATTCACTGGACAAGTGTTCATCCGGGATCTCATCACGCCACGCATGGTGACATGATATCGCTCAACATGGCGTTGGCCCACCAACGTTCCGAAGGCACCTGCAGCGCGAACGCGAGCGTGGCGCCCACGTAGCAGCTCAGATCTCGTAGAGGCGTTAAATCCTGCTTTTCGCGTTCCGGCTTTTTAAGGAAGCGCATCACTTCCGGAATGGAGTAGCGCCGCGCGGTGGTGGTAATCCCTCGCCGTGAAGGCATCCAAAATCCCGCGCTTCCCGCTTCGCCTGGCATCAGCATCTTCGGCCGCGGCGTCAGCATCCACGCAATGATTCCGTGATGCAGGCACCGTTCCGCTTCCTGGTCTTTCAGGTGGACGTGACTTCCATCCCCGCAGGAATGCATCGCATATTCGTTTTCCGTCCAATCGGACGGAACCAAACACACTCTATTTTTCGCCACGAAGTTCTCCCTGGAAAAGTGTTCATCCGGGAAAACCTTGTCCCCGCGAAAGCGGAGACAGGTTTATCCGGGAACCATGCAGAGGGATCTGAAGTTGAGGTGGTTTAGATGGAGGGGTACTGACTAGGTTGATACTGGTCCCCAATTGGAGAGGTGCTTATACCGTGGCTGTCGAGGATTCAGCCCTGTTGTTTTCGGGAACGTCTGCTGAAGGTAAGCCTTGAAGTCGCGTACCTGCCGCGCCTACAAGTCTCGTTTTGGACTTGGCCAGCTACCCCGCTGACCGTGTTTATTTGTTGGGGTTACGAGTGTGCCATGTCTGCGCGCAATAGCAAGTCTTATTCGCGCGCGCATTTGTCCAACTCGCCAT